TGACGCATTGAAGTCGTCATAGTTTTGCGCACCTAAATCCTTCAGGCGCTGTACCTTTTCAAGATAAGCCTGATTAGTTTCTGCACTCTTGATGATTCCTTCCTTACTATCAAGGTAGCCTTTAAGCTCGAGCTTTGCATCCGCATTATACTTAGCATTAGCTAGTATCTCCCTCAAAGGCTTGAAGATGTGAGTTCTGATTAGGTACTGTGCTGAATTCAAGTCAAAAGGATTAGCTCTCGGTGAGATTTCAATATCATAAGGGTCGATAATATCCATGAAGAAGTCTCCCTTACTCATTCCACAAATCTTAAACGAACGTCCTTGTAGCCCTACAATCTTCTTGTCCACATTGTCTAGGATGTCGAGTTTTAACTTGTTGAAGTAATAGTTCCACAGTTCGTCAATAATAATCTCACCATTTCGATGCTTATTCGTTCGCCCTCGAGATTTGAATTTTAATTCTGGCGGTTCATCAATCTTTGAGATCCACGTCTGGATTGTCTCTCGCATGATTGGAATGTTGATAGCCTGTCGTTGTGTTAGACGGTTGGTAGCAACACGGTCTCGGTAAAGCGCCGCGTTCTCATTCCACTGACTAAAACGGCGCTGTTTGAAGTCGTATGACTCTTGTTTCTCTTTCTTATGTTCGGAGATTAATTTATCCATTTATTTTATTATACCATGTTAAATAGAAATAACATTACTAATTATATTACGACCTAAACCACTTCCTTTAAATGGTGAATCTGTAAAAGTCCACCCTGTGTTCCCAGAAACATTTGTACTATTTGCCCCTGCATAGAATGTAGCACCTCCTGTTGCTGTTGAATCTCGAAGTGAGATATAATCAGCACTTACAGTTCCGCTGGCCACGGAAATGCTCCAAGCACTTGTATCAGTTGTCGATTTGAAAATATTAACATTACTAGTATACCCAGAAATTGACAGAGAACCTGCAACAATCGTTTTCCCTGCAAAAACTTTGACAGTCAATATAGGGTCAACTGTAATATTATTAAATGTTGAAGTTCCTGTTGTTGTTCCAATAATCATATCGCCACTTCCACCACCAGTTAGCCATAAATTATAAAGACTTGTCACTCCTGATGTAATAGTTTTAGAAGATGCCGAGCTATCAGTGATTTTAACAGTTGAAGTATTTGCGTTGAGAGTAAATCCTGTAGTTGTAGCTGTATTCCACACTGTTCCTGTGCCTGTTAACTGCCATGTGCCTGAACCCATTGTGAGGGTACGGGTGTTTGAGTTAGAAGATGAAAAAACTTGAGTTGTTATATTTTTATTATTAGCATCAAGAGCCCCAGAAGTTAATAAAATACCAGACGCACTAGTTGTGTTATTAAAGTTGTCTGTAAATGTAACTGTTCCTCCACCAGTTCCAGCAGTATCTATTTGAATCGAACGTGTCAATATGACTCCATTAGTTGTTATAGTACATGGATTGTAGCAAAAGATAGCACTGCCAGAAGCACTAAATGTCATACCTACACCCAAAGTTATATTACCATTTAGTTGCCAACTTCCTGTTGGAACATTTCCTGTAAAACCTGTGTAATCTAATCCAGCATATGAACCTCCTCCAGTTAAAGTAAATATGTCTGAGCCAGCAGTTATCTTAAATCTAGGCATTGCAAAACCCGAGAGAGTGTTAACTGTTCTTGTGCCAGTACTACCAGAATAATTACAAACTACATTACAGGTATTTATATTTAAAGTTAAATTTGTTGCAGTTCCAGTTTCCCAAATAGTCGCATTATTCCCAGTCAATGTCCAAGTACCAGACCCCATTGTGAGGGTACGGGTGTTAGAGTTGGAGGAGGCGAAGGAACCGGCTGTGATGTTTGCGGAAGCAATTAAGGTACCGTTTGTAAGAGTTAGAGCATAACTACTTGCCCCTGACATATTAAGTCTATCTGCAAATTGCACAGTACCACCGACACCATCAACTGTTATTGGTTGATTAATGACTACACCGTTAGAGGTAAATGTTTTAATTCCTGATGTGGGATTTAAAGTAATGAGACTACCAGCACCAGTCCATGTCATGGTCGGACTAAATGTAACATCTCCAGATAAAAATGATGTACCTGCATTTGCAACACCACTGAATCCAGTAAAATTTAATGCTCCATTTACTCTTACTGAGCCTGAGGCAGTCAGGTTTACAGCGTCTGTTCCAGCACTAATACTTAAATTAAATAACTGACCTCCACCTCCACCTCCTGTAATAATAGTACGAGTACCCGTACCGCCAGAATATGTTGCATTTACCGTTGAAGTATTAAAATTCAACGTAAGGTTAGTTGTTGTGCTAGTTGTCCAAATCGTAGTCCCACTTCCTGTCAACGTCCATGTCCCACTTCCCATAGTTAATGTTCTTGTATTGCTGTTAGAAGAGGAGAAAGAGCCACAGGTTACGTTGAAGTTGTTGGCATTAAGAGTTCCGTTAGTAACAGTAAGAGTATAAGCAGACGAAATGCTTAAATTGTCTTGTAATGTTATTGTTCCCCCAATCCCACCTATAGACACAGGACATAAAATTACCACAGAATTAGTAGTGAGTGTTTTAGGAGTAGTTGCATTCAATGAAAAGCTTCCTCCCCCACTAGTAATTGTCATTCCAGTTCCCAAGGTAAGATTACCTAGAAGACTTATACCACTTCCTCCCATTTGAAACAATCCAACAAAACCAGTAAAATCTAAATCACCATTCAAATAACTGCTTGAGAAGTTAAAAATTCCACTTCCACCTGTTACATAAACTGTACCTAGTGTTGGTCCACCACCCAATGAAATATTGCGACTTGAAGCACCAGAATAAGTCAATATTATTGTGCAAGAACCTCCCAAAAAAGTTAAATTTGTGTTTACTCCTCCATTAAAACAGGCACTTGACCCAGTGATAGTGAATGTTCCAGTACCCATATTTAATGTTCTCACTCCTGTACCTGAAAAGTCAAACGTAGACATCGTAGGACTCTTATTGTTTGCCGAGAAATCTAATGTGCCAGTAAATGCTCCCATTGTTATAGAAGTTACTGTCATATTGTAGTTAGGAGTTACAGTACCTCCACCTGATGAAGCATCGAAAGTCACATCATCAGAAGCACCAGGTACAGAAGCACCACCTGCTCCACCAGAAGTGGCAGACCAGTTAGTGGTTGTGCTTGAGTCCCATGTTCCTGTTCCACCGACCCAAAATCTTGATGCCACTTTATTTTTAGATTAGCTTAATAATACCAAATCTGCCGCTGTTGCTGCTGTTACTGCTGTAACCAGTACTGGAAGGATTGAACCATTAGCAAGGTTTTTAAATACCACTCCTGCTTGTCCACTTGCTGTTGTTACAGTGACATTCCCTGCTGTACCAATAAATAAAGTAGAAGGAGAATAAACAGTAGCTCCAGCTGTTATGGCTGTCGCTGATTCTGCTTGTAAATTTATTTCACGAAGCGCCTTTGTTCTGTCTGACATTTATTTTAAAAAATTAATTATAATATTAATATTATACCATAGACATAATTAAAAAGTAGTCAAGTGCTATTTAAATTTACCAGAAACTCCCTTTTTTAACACCTCAGGATTCTTTGCAACCTTCTTAAACACCTGCTGGTCCTCTAACAACTTCTCAATTCTTTTCAGTGTCTCGAACTGTTCCTTAACATAATCAAAGTTCTGAATTGCATAGTGCGACCCGAATTTGGTTCCTAGCCATTCCTTAACTTTCGAAACCTTGTGTACCATGAAGTGTCCTGTCGGGATAAGTATTGCTATCGATACGGTAAACATCAACACCATTAACCACGGATTTGTTAGTTTTAGTGCGAAGTATAGTGCGAAGATACCTAACCCCAGATTTCGAAAGTCGTTGACCAGCGCCAGCCCATTTGTCAGATAGAAGTAAGTTCTGATAAGAAAGTTACGTTTTCCTTTTAAATATTCTTGTTCCATAAATTGTTTATTATTTGTTTAATTTCCTCCTCTGAGTAGTTTCTTTTGACATACCTAATTGTACAAACTCCAATCGTAATATAAATCGCCAGCATAATGATGGAGGCTATAACTATCATCGCTTTATAAGTTTAGGTTTCTGAGTAATAAGCTTCTCCCTTTCCTCCTGCGTCTTTCCCATGAACAGGTATTCATTAGACCTGAGGCATACCCAATACCTGTCTTCTACCCCGAAGCCCATCTTCTTTATGTCGATTTCCTGAATAGTCTGTAAGAAAAGCTTCTTAAATCTAGGGTGAAGTAGAGCGATTCGAAGTAGCCAGATAACCCTCGATGCCTTCATGTACATATCGTTCTTGCGACCCTTCCCCTGTCTTTCTCCATAGATAACGAGCAGTCGCTTGAGTTCCTTAGCAGGGTTCTTGAGTAGCGCTTCCTTAGACGCTTCCTCCATGATGTCCTCGAATCTTAAGCGGTATGCGTTATCGTAGTCAATCATAGCTGAGATAACCTCTCCGAACTGTTCACACACTCGTGGGGCAAAGCCGAGGTTGTTTAACGTGGTGTAGCACGCCCATTCTACCTCCTGACAGCTTTCAGTCATCATCTCAGTCACCATTATGTATGGTGACATGTTCTTCCAGTTAATATCGAGGAACGCATTGATAAACCCTTCCAAGACCTTAACCTTCCTCTTAAACGGTAAGAACGCCACGATTAGGTAGCTTGGCAGGAACCACCACTTCGAAAACAGCTTTATCCCATGCACAAAGGTCTTCTTCGCGAGGTTGATCGCCCACATGGTTTCTGGGGACGTGATATTCCTCTGGGGTTGCTCCGCCCCTTCTAAATACATGAATATCCCTTTATTCCATCTAAAGTGTGTCACCGGCGTAAAGGTATTCTGTTCCGTCGCTACCTGTTCGTAAGCGTCATTGTACTTGAAGCACTGTCTTGGTATCTCTAGGGTGTTTTTAGTGTATTGGCTCATTTGTTTATTATAATCCGAACTCGTCGTATAAATTGCTAATCCCTCCAGCTACTTGTACCTGTTGCATCGTCCGTGCATTCACAGGTCTTACGGGAATCCCCCATACCGCTAGGGCTAAGGACATAAGACGATCGTCGTGTTTGTCATCCGGCACTGTAATCCGCGTCCGCCCCTGCGCGGTGATGTCCCAAACGGCGGCCTCTAACTCATCAATCAGCGCCGGGTCATCTGGAATCTTTATAGTATTCTGCTCCAAGAGAATCTGAAGATTGATGAGTAGCTCGTTACGACTATTATACGTGAACATAAACGGTGATATGTTCATCCCCTTGTTCAACAAGTCGTCCACTATCGGTCGTCCTACCCCAGTGGAGTCCATCACTATGACTGGCTTGTTGTACCGATAGAACGCCGCTTCAATCTTAGCCTTCTGGAGAGAGTAATCTATCTGATTAAAAGAGTCCTGTGGGCAAGCCCTAAAGGTTGTCAGGTCAAACGGTGTAATCACAGTGTAGTCATTCGCCTTCGCGAGGTCGACCCCAACCTGATACATACCAACATCGTTATGCTTATAATCCTCCATCTTATACGTCCTACTCCTTACGTTCTTATAAACCGCTGAGGCGTTCTCCGTGAAGTCACATTCGTATTCCTGCTTGTATAAGGCCTCCGACATGGTGGCTTTCTGCTCCAGGAGGTCTACTTCAGGCACAGCGTGTGTTTTAGACACCGGTAGTATCTCTACATGCCATTTAGGGTTGGTTTTAGCCATTTTCATCAGGGCATACGCATGATTTTGACCTCTAGGCGTGTAAACAAACACCGCCCACCCTCCGTTTTCCGTTAGGATAGGGCTTATTAAGTCCCAAACATCAGGTTTCATCAGCGCGTACTCCGAAAATACCACTCCAATAGGGTTAGTACCCACAATTCTGTCGATATTGTCGGCTCCAATGAGCTGTAGCATGCTTCCGTTGGTGAGGATTATCCTCATTTCCGTCTCGTTTACGTTCTTGATGATCTCCTTAGGGAAGTGATCCAAGAATCTGAAGCCTTGAGAGTCGGCGCCAGTCCAAATTACCTTCCTCGCCTGGTTGTACGTAGGTAGGAAGTAAAAGTATGTACCCACACGCTCCATCATCTTCTTAGATAAGTTAGCAAAGACCATCTTATCCTTACCTAAACGTCGGTGTCCGACAAGAATGAGTCTTTTAACCCCTGAGTCCCAAGCTGATAGGAAGGGAACTTGGTATTGGCGTGGTTCGAATTTGTAAGGGAGGGTGATTTGAGACATTTATTCTTGAATTATACCATTTTCATAATTATAGTCAGTTACTAACTTTGCAAAAAGCTTACCATCTTCTAAGCACCCACATTCTAAAGGAGAACTGGCAGGGTGATTCGGGCACAATTTTTTATCTTTTTTATATTCCTCTAATTGGTCAAGTAATTCCTTTGGGATTCTTCCTTGGTCAGATAATGTTTCAACCTCCTGTGTAAAGCAGAATTGTTTTATAGCTAATCTAATAGCGCTTGACCTATTCATCCCCCTTTCGATAGAAAGTAGTTCTAATTGTTTTAAAGTCGTATCATTAACTGAAATATTTATTCTTTTCATACTTTAAGTGTATCAAAGTGTGTAAAGTGTGTCAATAGTGTATCAAGGTGTATCAAAATGTATCAAGGTGTGTATCAGTTTTTAAAAAAAAGATTTTTTGTAATTTTATATGAGCCTTATTTATAGCCGTACAATCCCCAAAAAGCTTATCAGAAAGTAAGTTTAGTAATCACGTAGAGCACTACGTACCCCCAATGGGGGAACGAGTTGCACTCGTGAGTTTACACAAAATAACTCTAGTTGTCAATCCTGTTTGGTGGTTAAAACACATTAGATCCGGTTTCGTCAAACTTGTTCGAGGGAGGGGCGACCTCGAGTTTAAAAAATGGGTGGGTACAAAATCTACCCCCCTCGTACATTTAAAATTTCTCAACGTGGTGCCGTACCCCGTGGCGCCATAAAATTATTGCCCCCCCCCCCCCCCCCCCCCCCCCCCCCACCCCCCCCCCCCCCCAAAAAAAAAAACCCCCCCCCCCCACCCCCGGGGGGGCCAA